ATGAAGAAATTGGTTTTAGGCATAACGTTAATGGCAGCTATGGTGTTTTCTGCCTGCACGCAGCATGATCCGGAAAGGTACTTTGAAGCGGAACCGGTAGATGGCGGCGCATCGGTGCGGATTACACGTTACATTGGTACAAGCTGGGAAGTCAATATCCCATCAAGGATACGAGGCTTGCCCGTTACTGAAATTGGTTTTGAAGCGTTTCAGAATAAAAACCTGATCAGTGTTTCCATTCCTAACGGCGTTACTTCTATCGAGGATGCGGCATTTGAGCATAACCAACTGACCAGTGTTACCATTCCTAACAGTGTTACACACATCGGGGATATGGCATTTTGGAACAACCAACTAACCAGCGTTACCATTCCTAACAGCGTTACTTCCATCGGGTATAATGCATTTAGAGATAACCAATTAACCAGCGTTTCCATCCCTAGCCATACTGAAATATATATATATCGAGGCTGGGGGTCCTCCTTCGACAGCGACGTTACCATAAACCGCCGGTAATCTATGGTGACACTGCTTGGAGAGTTTGCGCTTTTAACGGTTAAAACAAGTGTTTTTAGCAGTGTTTATGTTTCCATGACGTGTCCCGTAACTTTTGGGACACGTCCCCGAGTTTGCGGGATATGTCCCTGAATTTTTCGGACAGTCCCTACTAACAAAACAGCGCGGAAATCGTGCAAAAGAGGTGAATTATGAGCAGAGCAAGAGATTATGTCCCGTCAAATGCGGCGCAATTCAACATTTTTATGCAAAATCTGTTGGATTATCTTTCCAACAAAACTAGTGTTCTGTCTTATTCAAATGCCACAATCACGTTAAATTAATTCTTTATGACATAAAGAATTAACGCACTTTGTCATTCCGCTAGTCGAATAAGACAGAACACTAGAGATGGGCATTCCGAACCACGACAATACCCGCACCGATCACAAAATTGTAACTGAAATGGTCGATCACGTTCTGCACCTTCGCAATATCCGTGAAATAATGGTCGACTTTTGGGTGCAAGGTCAAAGCGGCAAAGCCAAACCCAAAGGCTACGACGGCGCAGTTCTCATCTGGGGTATTCTCGACACTCCGCCCAAACACACTGACGAGTTAATCCACCACGCACTCGCAAGCCGCACACCTTTCGCCCTCCATTTTGAAGAAACCGAACGAGGCAAAACCGTCTACGTCGCCGCCTGCTGGCAAAACGATAGAGGGATAACTGGGCAATGGTCGGAGTTTAAGTCAGCAGTAATCCCGTAAGGAAATAATTGTTTGTTAATCGCAGACAGATCCCTAGAAATTTTTTCTTAAAAAACATAAGATTCCAGCAGGCGGTATTATACCGCCAAGGCGGTATAAAATGAAACAGTATTCTTTGGCAATTATTGGCTTGGGTGGCATGGGAAACTGGCACAGGGAACTTGTTAATGAAGGAACCAGATTCCACAATAAAGTGATACTAGGCGGCTTTGATAATTTAAAAGTAACCGGTTCTTTCGATATTCGTGAATGCAGACAGGAATTTGCCCTACAACATGGGCTTAAAACATATAGTTCTATAGAAGAACTTCTGGCTGATCCATCAGTGGATATTGTATTGATATCAACTCCCAATGATGTTCATAGGTCCTATGTAATTAAAGCTTTGGAAGCAGGTAAAAATGTTGTCTGCGAAAAACCAGTTGCTCTCAATTCCGGAGAATTACAGGAAATGATCGATACTTCGATAAAAACCGGCAAAGTGTTTGCGGTGCACCAAAATCGCCGATGGGACGAAGACTATTTAACTATAAAAAATATATATGAAAATAAACTATTAGGAGATTTATTTCGTATCGAGTCAAGAGTACATGGCTCACGCGGTATACCTGGAGATTGGAGAGCAGATCCAAAACAAGGCGGCGGCATGGTTCTGGATTGGGGCGTGCATATTCTTGATCAGGCACTTCAAATGGTTCCTGAAAAAGTCAGTAAAGTATACGCGTCTCTTACCTATATTACCACAGAATTAGTTGATGATGGTTTTTTTGTAGAACTAACCTTTGAAAATGGTCTTGTATTCATAGTCGAAGTTGGAACAAGAAATTATATTAATCTGCCGCGCTGGTATGTTCTTGGGTTTGAGGGAACCGCTGTGATAGAAGATTTTTCGAGAAAAGGAAAAATCGTCCGTATTATGGACTACAGCAAGAACGATGCCATACCCATACGAACTGCGGCAGGGCTTACTAAAACGATGGCTCCCCGTACCAGTGAAACCATAAAAGAAGAGACCCTTCCTGATGTTAAAGCAGATATCAAAGATTTTTATCGTAATTTTATAAACGTCATGGAAGGAAAAGAAAAACTCCTTGTATCGCTTGATTCTGTAATGCGTACCATGAAATTAATGGAAGCTGTTTTTAAATCTGCGCAAAAAGGTGCGCCGATAGCGTTTGAACATTAATATTCCCCTTTCACAATCATGATTGCGAAAACCCCTCGCCACAGCTTGTACACAAAGGGGGGGATAACTGTGGGCAGGCGGCTTGCGAAAAGCCGTGTCGGCGAAATATGGCGTGAATGGCAACGCTGCGACGCCAAAGCGTCCGTAGATGAAAGCCACGACCATCCCGAGCCGACACGGCTTTTCGCAAGTCGCCTGCCATGATTGTAATACACCGCAGTCCCTTTGCGTACGATGTCCAGAATTCTTCGCCGAATTTTTTCTGACATACACCATTGACAAAACTTAAAAACTTTCCTATATTGATATTGTTACGTGGTGGATGTAGCTCAGGGGTAGAGTACAAGATTGTGGTTCTTGTCGTCGCGGGTTCGAGACCCGTCATCCACCCAGACTTTATTAAATTGGATAAGCCTAAGTCTATACTACATAAAGACTTAGCTCCTTCACACTAAAAGGCGATAACAGGGTGGGCGCCTATTAGACTCTCAAAAGGTCAAGTGGAGGTCAAGTCATGTCCAATTTGCGCTATCATGTATTTCGCAAACCTAAAAAACTCAAGAACGGAAAATCCGTTCGCCGATGGTATTACTACTGGATCGACGATTCTGGTAAGCAGATCCAAAAATCATGCGGAAAAAATATCAAAAACCGCAACGACGCAGAGGACTTCATTCGAAGTCTGCCGCCGCCGCAAAAAACACCAGCTGCAGCTCCATACGATAATCGCGGTATACTGCTTTATTCAAAACCCGCAAACAACGCCAATATCCTCGTGAAGGATATCGCCGTAGAAATGTTTATCCCCGGCACATTACACGTTAAAAGGCGGCAGCAATTAAATAAATCCGTAAACGAGGATACGCTAAAAGCAAACAGAGTCTTTATGTTGCACATAACGGCAATGTGGGGAGATCGCACACTTCGCTCTCTGGAATTAGATGAGGTTATGAATTACCTTTTCGCCGCAGACCGTTCCGGATCATGGAAAAACCAGTATATATCTGCACTCAACGAAATATACCAAGAGGCGCAGTTTTTAGGCTGCAAAATTTATAAACCCAATTTCCCCACCATCGGCAAAACGCCAAACAAAGCGGATATCCTAACAGACGACGAACTTGAGCGGCTGCTCATTCCGCAAAATTTCAAACACGACTTTTATTTGTTTTATTTATGCAAACTTTCCGGCGGGCTTCGCATGGGCGAGGTTCGAGGCTTACGCGTCAAACAAATCATATTCGACAAAAAGGCACTAATCGTTGACGGCTTTATGAAAAAAAGAAACGTGCGCACGGTATACAATAAATGCGGATCACCGGAACACCCTAAACTGCGCGTCATACCATATCCCGATTTAACGCTCGATCTATTGGCGGCGCATATAGAAAAAAACAACCTCAACGCAGATGACTTCGTCTTTACCTACAACAACAAGCCTGTATCCAAATCAATGGCAGAAACCGCCTTTTTTACCGCTTTAATAAACGCAGGTATTACATGGGATAAAGAAACCCTCGTTAAAAATGGTCTATGGAAGCGTGGACACCTTCACGGCACAAAAGACTTAATTCCCGACGGCCGCCGAATTGTGCCGCACTCGTTTCGTTATACATACGTTACTAAAATGCGAACCACGCTTATAGCCGAAGATGTAAAAAAAATCACAGGGCATGAATCTATTGCGCAGGTAGATTATTACAATCGGCTGAATTTAGACAGGATGCTAAAAGCAATCCCGGACGCTGACGACGCTGTCCGCACCCTGCTCCCGGCAGCGATTTTACAAAATAGCGTAACAGCAGTCAGAGTATAGTTATGGCAAAACATAAACACACACCACTTCGGTGTCCCCAGTATGATATCCAAAACGATCCGTACTGAATAACAACCGTAACAAACGCAAGCCAGCGGCACGTTATTGCGTTGACGCAATACTGCACTGGTATCTGCGCCTTTTCCCCCGCACTTGATTGTTTTTATATTATCCTATAGGGTGTTACACGTTACACTTATTTCTTGTTTTTAAGTTGATTTATTAGGAATTAAAAAAAGTATGGTATACATAACTATAACACAAAAAATAAAATTTTAAAATTATATACATGGCGTTGTAAAACGACAGCCAAAGTGTAACCTGTAACAGTGCCTAGCTGCCACCGTCCTCCCCATAAAAAAGTAGGTACTGTGCCGCCCCCCCGCCCGGGTGCAATTATTCGACGCGGGGGGCTCGCTCCAAAATGCCCGCCAAAATTTTCCACAGGGCAACAAAAAAGCAACGAAAGTCAATAAAAAGCTATCGCAGTTAATAGCTTACTGACGTGCCGTGCGCTCATAATTTACGGTATGGCTGAGGTAAAACCTGCGGAATTCGCCCGCATCTGCGCCGTTGCGCCATCGGTGATATCGCGCAAAATCTCCAATAACACGCTCGTGCGCAATGCCGCAGGGCTGCTCGATACCGAAAACCCCGTCAACGCCCGCTATATCAATAAGCGGCGGCTCGCTGGTGGCGACAAAGTAATCGATACCGCCGCTTCCGCACCAGAACCAAAGCCAGCGCCTGTGGATTTTACGCGCCTCGGCGATGCTGCGCTCGCAGAATACGCCGGATTGCCACAGCGACTACTCAGCCTCACGCTCCGGGAGCTCGTGCAGCAGTTCAAAGGGCTGCCAGGGATGCAGGAATACGTACGAATGCTTAAAGACTTGGCGGCGGCCGACGAACGGGATCAAAAGGTGCGCGAACGCCGCCTGCAGCTCATCGAAAAAGACTTTGTTATCTCTCGGCTCATCCAATATCTGGAAAGTTTAATGCGGCAAATACTGGAATTTCCCGAATCGGTTACGGACGAAATTATCGCGCTGGCCCAAGCGCAAGGCACCGAGGCAAGATCGGAAGTCAGCCAAAGGCTGGAGCGCGGACTCTCCCGAATTATTAAAAATTCCAAAGAGGAACTGATAAATGAGCTTCGCGGGCTACGCTCGAAGTACCAAGAGGACGACGGGCTAGACCAAAAAATCAAAGATACGATTGTCGAAATCATGGAGGACGAATAATGAGGTCTTACTGCAAGCATTGTAAAAGTGAAATCACATCGAATACAAACTGGCGGCACGGGGAGGACTGTCCTATTTGTCGCCATGAAAGGGATTATGTTAAATCACTGGTTACCCCCCCCGACTACGAAACCTCAGCGCAATACGAAAAACGCACAGGCAAAAAGCTCTCCGATCTTGCCGCAGTGTGGATACGCATAAAAAACATTAGTGCCGAGCCCGACTTCTGGTTATTAGACACGCTTTTTGAAGCAAAGAAATTTTTAGCCGAAGAGTTTGACTTGGGGCGAGCGATAGTTGTCGCTTATACGCCAGAACCGCCGCCAGGCGAATGGGAGCCAAGCGAGGGATAATGAACGCAGCGACCGCTCTTTTTACTAATCAAGTTTTTTCCGGCGATATCGATTTCCTTGTCGATCAAATCGGCAAAATAACGGACTCGCTGCACCATGAGCAGCCCAGCGAATTTATCGAGCGAGTGCGCTATCTAACAAGCGACCTCACGCCGTTTCCTGGCAAGTTTAGTTTTGAAAAGTTCCCATACTTTCGCGAAATCGTCGACTGCTTCAGCCCGCTTGACCCGACCTCTGAGGTCGTACTTATGAAGGGCGCTCAAATGGGCGCAACAACCGCCGTATTGGAAACGGTGCTGCTATACAACATCATGAGCGACCCCAAGGCGCAGATGTACGTCACCGCCGACGCAGGGCTTATGAAAACCTCGGTGCAGGTGCGCATCGAAAAAATGATAGACAACGCCGGAGCTCGCGACCTTATATTTTCGCAAAGCCGGAAAAAAAAAGGCAGCCGCAATACAGGCGACACCGCCATCGCTAAAGAATACCCGGGCGGGTACCTACATTGTTTCGGCGGCCGCAGTCCTGCACGCTTCCGTGGCATATCTTACCCATGCGCCCTTGCCGACGAGGTCGACGCATTTCCGGACTCAATCCCGAAAGAGGGAACGGTTACCGACCTCGTACGCAACCGAACCAAAGCGTACACAGGCAGCAAGCGCAAAATCTTGTGGACATCCACGCCACTGATAAAACAAACATCAAAAATCGACAAGCTCTACACCGACGGCGACCAGCGGAAATATTTTGTACCCTGTAAACATTGCGGCATGATGCAGGAGCTTGTGTGGCATGGCAAAAACGAGGACGGCTATACATGGGGAATAACATGGCAAAACGACGAGGACTTTAACCCGCTATTGGACACCGTCGGTTATAAATGCGAAAAACCTGACTGCGCCCAAATAATGAAAAACTACGACAAGGCGGTCATAATTTTACGCGGCGAGTGGCGAGCGTCGGTAAAGCCAATTGCGCCGAATCGCCGATCTTACCACGTAACGCCGATATACAACCCGCCAGGGATGTACTCATGGGAAGACATGGTTCTGCAATGGGTGGAGTGCTGGGACTTAAAAACCAACCGCCTCAAAGACAAGGAAAAATACAGAGTTTTCCGCAACACCACGCAGGGACTTACGTTCGAGGAGCTCGGCGGCAAGCAAATCGAGTACGAGCGAGCGATACAATTCCGACGCACAGGCTTCGTTGTTGTCAACGATGAGTCCGGGCTTATCGCCCGTGGCGTACCGAACGATCTCGCCGTACAGGATTCAGGATCCCCGATTCTTATACTCGTGGCATCCGTTGATGTACAGAATGACTGTCTGTATGTCGATGTTAAAGGTTACAGCGCAGGCGGCGTGACTTGGACTCTGGAGTTTTTTGAAATCAAAGGAAACACTGCCGACTTTAACGGAGTGTGGGATAAACTCGATATTATACTCGGCGACAAGCGATATGTTGGCACAGACGGCAAAGTGTACCGCATCCAAATAACGATGATCGACTCCGGACACAACTCCGATTATGTTTACGAATACGTCAAAAAGCGCTCCGGCGGCGTTTTTGCAATTAAAGGCAAAGACTACCTCCAAAATGGCGAAACATATCAATTTTTTAGCACATCGGCACAAGAAAAAATCGGCTTTAGTAACGCCCTGCATATAAGCACAGGCAAGCTGAAAGACAGAATAAGTAACGCCATGACATCGTCGTTTTGGATTACGGGACAGTCACAGCCGGCTTGGTACCCCAACTTTAGAGAGGACAGCAGGGACGATTATTTTAAACAATTTGAGGCGGAGCGCCGTGAGGAAAAACGGGATGCAATTACAAAACAGTTCCGCGGCTATGTGTGGAAGCAAAAGTTCGGCCAAGACAACCATGCGCTTGACTGTTATGTGTACAACCTTGCGGCACTTGAGCTTGCCGCCGAGTTCTGGTGCAAAGAACGCCTTGGCTTACCGACGCTGGACTGGACGGCGTTTTGGGAGAGTGCCAAAAAAGGCGAGTTTTATCAGGAGCCATGATGCTTGTAGAACAAGAGCTGTTTGGAAAATGAGACAAGATCGCAATCGCCATAATGCGGATAAAAAAACGCCGTAGCGCAAATACTGCTTGAGTTTTAATTATTTTTTGAATAAATCCGAATGAGTTCCAGTATAGTAAAAAACAACCTTTTCGTAGGATTTGCGGTAAAGCAGAAGCCAGTCGCCTTCGATGTGGCAATCGGTCAACCCCGCAAGATCACCTGAAAGATTATGCTCACGGCAACGCTCCGGCAATGATTCTCCGAAAATGAGTTTTGCCATAATGTCATATAGTTTGTCCATGTCCTTATGGCGTTTTTCCATAAGCTTCATGTCTTTTTTGAATTGATTAGTAAAGCTCCAGTCGCGCAAGTTTTAAGCCTCCAATGCTTCCCGACCTTCCTCAAAGGTGCTGTACCATTGTGTCGTTTTTTTGCCAAAGAAAATAGCATCTCCCTCCGCTATAGCAGCCATAACTGTGTCATTTAAAGGCAGATTTTGGGCACAAACGGGACAATCCTCATCAATCCCAATATCAAGAATAGCTTCTGGTTTTGTTATAGTCATAAACCGCTCCTATTCCAAATATAACCGTTTTTTCGAAGAATGACAATAGTTAATAGCTTGTTTTATATCCCCGCAAATAAACTGAGCCTATGGCAATAATCGAGGATGGGCACCCCGTCTTGTCGGACAAAAACGTGGCTTGGGCTGACCTTATAAAACACAGTGAAATTATTATCTTTGAGCTCGATAAAGCTATCCTCGCACTTACGCGTGAAGGGCTCAAAGAATTTAGACTGACTACAGGGCAGACAACGCATAACGTCACACCTTTAGACCTTCCCGTTTTAATCCAGCGTCGAAAAGATCTGATAGACCAGATCGCACGCATGGAAGACCTAATCGCAAAAAAACACGCACCGCCTCCGGCTCTTGTGCAGGTGGTGCCAAAATGTTAAGACACGGCATACCGAGCGAAAGCCCAAAACAACTCGACGACGTACTCGCATATTTTACACGTAACGCTCTTAACGACGTATTCGACGGCGATACATTTACAAATTCTTTCGGCATTACGCGCAACTACTTATGGGAAAATGGTGTGGATTATTACACCCTGCGCCATAGGTCGATCCAGCTCTATATAGAAAATCCCTATGTGTCCGGGCTCATTAACCGAATGCTCCGCAACGAGATTTTTACAGGCATAGTGCCGGAAGCCACTCCGCTCGCATCGGTTATATGGCCAAATATGGACGTGCGCGAGCGCGAACGCTTGTCAACGAATTACTCTGAAAAAATGACAGAGGGATTTCGGCTTTATGCAAGCAACCCGGACGTTTTCGATTACCGCCGACAATTAACATTCGGCGAATTTCAAAACCAAGTGCGCCTTGAGTCCATGCTTTGCGGTGACGGAATTATAGTTGCGCACATAAATCAACAAACAAAGCTTCCTTCGTGGGACTGGATTAACGGTAATTATATAATGACCGACCCCGAATACACGCCAGCAAAAGGACATAAAGTTATCAACGGCGTTGAACTGGATTCGCACGGCAGACATACAGCGTATCATATGCGTGAGTTCGACGGCGAAGAGATATCGTTTAAGCGAATCCCAACCGTCGGGCGTAAATCCGGCAGAACTATTGCATGGATGGTTTACGGATGCGATAAATTATTAAATAACGTGCGCGGCATTCCGCTGTTGGGAAATATCCTGTATATGCTAAAAGACCTCGACCGATACAAAAACGCCGAGCTTCGTGCCGCCGTAATTAATGCGCTTTTGCCGTTATTTATGAGTCGCGAAAAAAGCGACACCCCAATACGCAGAGTGACAGCCGGCATGGGCAGATTCGAACACGGAACGCCAGCTGCTGTCGAGGCGGAAAAAGAAGATGCCGAGGCACAAGCACGATCCGCACAACCTACTCGCCAGCTAGTGGCAGAAATGCACCCAGGGACTATCATAGAAAACCTGGCACCCGGGGAAAAACCAGTTAGCTTTGACACCCGCCGTCCTAACGTAAATTATGGCGAGTTCGAAAAAATAATCTTACGCGCCATCGCATGGTCAAGAGGTATCCCGCCGGAAACTTTGGTTATGGAATATTCGTCGAGCTATTCCGCAGGGCGGCAAGCAAACAATGAATTTAACATAAACCTCAAATATTTTGTTTTTAAGCACGCAAAAGACATCGGGCAAATTATATACGAGGAGTTTCAAATACAATCCGCACTGCTTGGCGAAATCGATCTGCCGGGCTTCCTTGTCTGCGCTTTCGACCCTGCACAATGGAAGCTCCGCGGTGCATGGCTCAAATGCGAGTGGTCTGGACTCTCGCGACCATCTGTTGATATTCAAAAAGAAGCAAATGCAATGCAAAAACTGCTCAAAATGGGCGTTATTACACACGACATGGTCGCGCGGCAATTTAGCGGCATGGATTTCCGCGCTGTGCAAAACAAACTTGAGATTGAGCGCACTCTTATGGCGAGTCACGGATTTATTGCCGCCACCGAAATCGAAACAAATAACGTAAATGAAGATCAGGCAGAAACGCAAGAGCAGTTAATAGCAGCTATGCAGGACATAGATGACTATATAGAAAAAGCAAGCCCCGAATTACAGGAGCTTTGGAATAATTACAAAAATTGCGTTGACGCAATTCAAAATAATTAATAGGAGATGGGAAAATGGCAGAGCCTTACATTTACCAAATAGTACATCACGCACAAGATTTCACAGGATTTATTGTCGCCATTATAAGTATTGCTGTTACCCTAATGGGAACCATTATAGGTGGCATGATTTCATTAAGTAAAATGAGCTTTAACCTAGGTGTCTACAAAGGCACGGTTGATCAAAGACTGTCGGCGCAAGAGCGAAACATAAACGGCATAGGAGAAAAAATTTCTGGATCGCGCAAAGAATTGCAAGATGCAATGAATGAATTTTCTTCAGAAATTAAAACAGTATTAGTAACTGTAGCACGGGTCGAGGAGGCTGTAGAAAATATAAAAGAAAGGTTTGATAGGGAGAGAAAATGAAAAGAGTTGTTACAAAAGAAGAGTGGAAAGAATTAAGTATTGATCAAAGAACAGAACTAGTTGACGGCGGATATGTTTTCTCTGTTCCTGTTTTTTTTACAAGGGCTGCCAAGAGGATACAAAAAATTTGCATAACAAGGGAATTTATAGTTTTTATAATTTTTACTTCTATGCTTTTCCGAAACGGAAGTGTTGATCTGCTTTTATACACAATTGTTTCCGGTATGTTTATTTTTGTCGAGGCATTAAAAATAATGCTGTCCAAAAATACAACCGTAAACCTGGACGGCAGCGCAAGGATAGGCAGATGAAATTATTACGTGCATGGACATGGGAAATACTGCAGACTCTCGCAGCAATGATTGCACTATTATTAATCGGCAAGGGAATAGAACAGCGAGCTTGGTATAAAGGGCACAGAATTATAATTTTTAATCGTAATTACAACTGGTTTACAAAAATATTTGCAAGCTGCGCCTTGGGCTATTTTATATTTTTACCCACAGGTACAAGCATCATAACGTTGGTGCACGAATACGGGCATTGCAAGCAAAGCGCAAGGCTCGGCCCATTATATTTATTTTTTATTGGCATTCCGTCAATAACACGCCATTTAATAGCACGCCATTGGCGAAAAACAGAAAAAAAGAATAACGACGAAATTGTTGTCTGGTATTATTCGGCGTTCCCGGAAAAACAGGCGGATATATTAGGCGGCGTTATTTGGGAAAACGGAAAGAGGGTATTAGAAATTGATTAGGCAAAATTTGTGCGGTTTAATAAATTATTTAATCAGAGCATTTAACAAAATGCTAAAAAATAACCAAGGAGAGACAACCATGAGTAAAAAAATCGCTTTATCAAGCGGGCACGGATTAATCATTCGCGGCGCTAGAGGCATCATGGACGAAGTTGACGAGGCTAGGAGAATTACCGACAGAGTTGCTGAAATTTTAATAAAAAAAGGCGCAACAGCCGCCGTATTTCACGATAACGAAAGTGGAAACGTAAACTCAAACCTTAATGCGATTGTCAACTGGCATCGCCAGCAGGATGCAGAAGCTGATGTATCGGTACACTTTAACGCTTTCGGAAATCCAGATGCGCACGGCACAGAAGTTCTCTGTCACACCGATGGCGTTAATACAGCTCTAGCAAACCGCATCGCAGCTGCAATGGCAACCTCCGGGGAATTCAGGCTGCGCCCGGCGCAAGGCGGAGCGACTATGCAGGGCGTTGCATTACGCAACAATCTTTTTGTTATAAACCAACTCCGAAGTAGACCGTGCGTTTTATTAGAAGTTTGCTTTGTAACATCGCCTGCGGATGTAAGCCGATATCAAAAAAACTTTGATGCTATCTGCGAAGCAATCGCAGACGCATTACTGGCATAGGGGGAGCGATGAATGAAAAAACAAAGTTTATTATTTATTTTTTTGCTACCGTTACCCTTATTTTTATTATCGGCATCTTCTCTGGATGTCGAGGAGCTCCGTCTCCGCGAATCGAATATCTGGTCGAGGCTAGAATCGTCAATGCTGTCAACGCAGAGCGAGCTAGATGGCTTGAGGAACACAATCGCAATCTTGCAATACGAATCGCAGAGGGACTTAGCGAAGCAGACGCAAGAGTTAGCGCTGCGGACGGAGAGCTACAACAGGTTATCGCTGCTGCTAGAGAATACAGAGCTCTCTTTTTATCAGTCATTGACTACCTTTTATCGTACCGAAGCTGCGAACCGTCTATTGAAACGGATATTGAAAATAATTGCGGCGGCAGCGACTGTGCTAGTGATATTCAAAATTTTACGGACGGTGAGCTACGTGCAATTGACAGTCAAGACAGGCAATAAAATCAGCGCTAAGCGAATCTTATGTATATGGTTTTAGGAGGTCTTTGTGAGAGATACAGCTCTTTGTCGTTCATATTTTTTTCATAACGCTATGCTCAATTCCTGCCCGTATACACGCGCTATTTTTTCCAACGTCTTTACAGTTGGGTTTGCTTTCCGAGGGTTTTCGAGGCGCTGATACGCTTGGTAAGACAGGCCGAGTTTCTGGGCTATGTCCGTTTGGCTTTGCCCACCCCGTAGTTCACGGAGCCTCAAAGAAATGGTTATGTGGCTTGCGACAGATATTGGATAACCTTTTTTGTATGCTGGCGGACGGATCGACATCCCTTTGGAAATCTCGACTTCAAGGATTGCTTCTAGCGCTTCTTTTGCCATTTCAAGGGCGTGATCGTGAGAGACCCCATAAGTTAGAACATTCGGCATGTCGGGGAAATCCACTAAAAATATATCCCCGTTTTTCTTTATATTGCAATTATAAACCATCTGGAAACCTCCTAGCCCTTAATTCCGGCTTGTTTGAGTATGCGTTTTCCCAAGATACCCAAGTCTTGATTGCCGTGAAATGGAACAGTTACAGGACGGCATTCAGACTTGTCAAAAACATGGTGAGAGCCACTGACCCTCACAAGTTCCCAACCATTATCTTTAAGGATTTTCATAATCTCTTTTGCCGTCATAATCATAACATACAATATTTATATTGTAATGTCAAGAGGTTATTATCAAGTTTTTACAGGAAAGTTAGCGGTTACTTCTTGGGCTTCTTATCTGGTTCTGGCTCAGAGGCCTTGCGGGGATGGTCTGGTTTTGGAACAGCCCTTAAAATATCCAATACTTCAGGCGCATATATCGCCTCTTTGGTCAGAGGCTTAATGCCTAGCCTTGTAAATCTCTGGCGAAGGGTATTAACTGGAACGTCAAGTTTTTCTGATATTTCTGAAAGCGTCAATCCTGTCATCTCCTTCTGCCCGATCTGCACCAAGACGGGCATATTACTGGCAAACAGTACGAGGAGTTGATGTTTAACGACCAAGGCGAAAAAAATGAAAAAATTATGAAAGTTAATAGCTTTAAAAACACCAAGGATGAACAATGACCTTATGAAGACCGTTTTAATCGACGACAAGATAGGTTATAACTGGTGGGACGGATCTGGTGTAACCGCCAAAAAACTCAAACAACAACTCGACGGCATACTTGACGGAGAGGAAATAAACATCGTAATAAACTCCCCGGGCGGATCGGTTTATGAGGGTGCGGTGATTTTTAACCTTATTAGAGATTACGCAAAATCGCATCCTGTGTCCGTTAGAATAAACTGTCTCGCCATGAGTATGGCTTCTTACATTGCGCTCGCCGCACGCACTGTAAACAAAGACTCTAAAATCACAGTGTGCGACAATTCTATTTTTATGATTCACAATCCGTGGATGTATACATGGGGCGATTACCGCGAATTAAAAAAAGACTCCGACTACCTCGAAAAACTAGCAGCAATGTACGGCTCTGTTCATTGTATTACTTCCGGCAAATCAGAAAAAGACATTCGCAAGGCAATGGACGAAGAGACTTTTTACGTCGGCAAAGAAATAATCGACGCTGGTTTTGCCAACGAATACGAAGCCTTTAGCAACGATGACGACGGTATAGCAGCCAGCGCAGGCGAAATAACACCTAACACCCTCGACAGGGACACCCTTGTCCGTAACGCAAAAACAGCGGCTAACGAAGCGATGGAAGCCGCACGCGCTGCTGGACAAAAAGACGGCAAAGCATACAGAGGCGACCTTGAAAAAGCGGTTGCATTTTACCAAGTGACCACACCGCCCGCAGCGGCAGGCGGAGAAATAATAACATCTGGTGGAGGAGGCAATATGAAACCAGAAGAATTGCTTGCAAAGAATAAGGATTGCTATGACGCTGTCTTTGCTCTTGGCGAAAAAGCCGCGCTGGAAAAAGAGCGGGCAAGAGTACAAGCCCATATTATGCTTGGCAAGGAGGCGGGAGCGTTAGATACCGCCGTTAAATACATCGAAGGCGGCGAGTCTAGCATGGACGAAAAAATCCGAGCCGAATACCTCGCACTTTCGATGAAAAAAAGCCGACTGGAAGCGCGAAACGACGACGATGTTGGCGACACTAACCTCGGCGGTGACGGAAAAGCTGATGGCAAAGCGTTGGCAGATGCTTTCCGTGCTGGCGTTCGTGGCAAGATGATCGGAGGCACGGAATGAGCGAAGTAACTTTTAGCGTTATCGAAAGCAAAGCCTTGCAGTTAGGTAATAATGTTTTTGAACAGGGTACAATCGCAGTTGCGGCTGCGACGGAAGTTAAAGCCGGAACTCTTTTAAAAAGAGACGGCAATAAAAAATTCGCTGTAGCAACAGCGAGCGACACATCACTTGCCGTCGTTCCATTCGATATGAAAAACACAAGTACAGCAACCGTCAATTTGGGCTTCCGCGCTCTTATTGGCGGTTTAGTGCGTAAGGATATGCTTAACCTCAACGGTGCGGCATTAACCAGCGCTCAAGCAGACGGCTTGCGTGACTATGGCATTATCGCCGTGGACACTACCGACCTGTCGAGAGTACACCCCACACAAGGAGACTAAAAATATGGGTAACAACAGCAGTATGCCCGATATGCTACAGTATGTCGCGGAAATGTATAACCAACAGCCGGACATGAAACGCATGGGTTTTTTAACGTCGTTATTCAAAATAACGCCAGAGTCATTCCTTGGTGTAAATAAGCTCAGTATGGACATGGTCTACGGCGGTAACGATATGGCACCAGCCGTTCGCGACCTTAGCACTGGAGCGGTTCTTGTAACACTCGACGAATTTGGAAACATGGAAGTTCCATTCCCTGTTTATTCTCTTGAATCACCTGTCAACATCGATAAGCTCATGGATCGCAAGCCCGGCGAAAACGCTTTTGTAACCCAGCGGGCTAATTGGGCAGGACGCATGGCTGCGCTCATCAAAGAGGGCACAAACAAACATATCCGAATGATCAAAAATTCGATTGAGTACCAAGCTGCCGAAGTATTTTCTACAGGCAAGTGTACCTTGACCGACGAAGACGGAAACGCAGTCAGTAAGCTGGACTACCAAGTCCCAGTCGAACACTTCCCAACGGTTACAAAATCTTGGAGCGATCCAACTTCAAAACCACTCGACGACCTTAATGCGTTAGACGACGTTATTAGACCAAGCGCTTTGTGCGATATGGAAAATTACATCGTCGGCAAAAACGCATGGCGCAACCTGCTTAAAAATGAACAGGTGCATAAAAACCTCGACCAGAACGTATTAAACACGATGGAAATTTCGCCGCAGATGCGCAATAAAGGCGCAGCTTATCTCGGCAAACTCAACATCGACGGCAGAATACGCTTGTTTTGGGGATACGATGCCACGTACAACCCGTGGGGACAGCCAAGCAAAACGGAATACTTTCTTGATCCCGATAAAGTTATCCTTTTACCGTCGTACGAAAATGCGGACTTTAGACGCTACTTTGGCGGTATCCCAAATATTGCGCTTGACCCTGCGATCGAACCGCTCTTTGGGCACAAGATTACCGTTGAAGGTGAGTTTGATTTCAAAATTCGCGTATGGCTCGATAATAACGCGGAAACATGGAAGGGCCGCACAAGGAGTAGACCACTCCTTGTTCCGGCATCACGTATGCGCTTCGGCTGCTTGACAACCGTAGCATAAGAGGAGGACACCCAATGTTTATAGTAGCAGACGGTTATTCATTCTGTACCGCTCGCGGCGTATTAAAGCCCGGTGCAGAAATTAAAGAAAGCGACTTTGCAGAAAAAGAAACTTTCCAGAAAAAAATCAAAGCCAAGCATATTGTCGAAGGCAAATCCGAAGAACAGCTAATCAAAGAAGCAAAAGACAAGGAAGCTGCGGCGGCGGTTGCTAAAAAAGAAGAGCTTGCGCGTAACGTAAGTGCTGCCAAGTCAGTAGCAGAAACTGCTGAAAAAGCGCTGGTTGATGCCAAGAACACTTTTGCAAAAAAAGAAAAACTGCCAGCTGACAACGCAGAGCGCGTAGCAGCCGTACAAGCAGTTGAAGCAGCTACAGCGGCGTTAAACGAAGCTGAGGCAAAATTAGAAGAAGCAGAAAAAGCGGCAAAGGAAGCATAAATGGAAAACTTGCGGGCTATATCAAATAAGTATCTGGAGAAAACCCTTGAAAACCCCCTTACAGCAGGGACTTCATTTACTATTATAGACCCGCAAGAAAACCGCTTTAACGTAATCGGAACCGTCGGCGATATATCCCTGTTGGTTGACCCTATTACAGGCGAAGCCATGCAGGGACGCACCATCGTCGTAACGTGTCTTATAAAAAGACTGCCTAAGCCGCCACGCCGAGGTTGGAAGGTAGAACTCCCAAACCTCAACACGGCAAGGCTTAAAAAATTGTACGTGCAGGAAGTACAGCCCGACAGAACAATCGGGCTGTATTACTTGTCTTTAAGCGCAACTGTAAAAAAAGGGGAGGCAGCGTGAGCGAATTAAAAACTAACAATCCGCAAATTACAGAATTAATAGAAGCCGCAGATAATGTCGAACTGGTACGAGATCAAATTGCGGCGCTGTTGTCTCTCGAATTACAAAACCAACACGAACTTGCAAAAAACGCTGGCACAAAAGATGCCGACGATTATGATATAGAAATTTATGTCGAGAATTCTCGACCTTACGATACAACCGACGACGATGATATTATTTCGCTTGTCAATATTGTGTGCCAACAGGTAACTGCACCGCACTCTAACCCACGCATGGGCAACCAAAAATCGCAAGCCATATTTGATATTTATTGCATCGCCAACGGTAACAGCCTCGGAGATTTCCGAGACGATAAAAGCGCAACATTTCGCGCATGGAAAATAATGCGGCTCATTAGGCAAATTGTCATGTCTGAACAGTATGCCTATCTCGGCATGAGACGAATTGTCACCTCACGAACGTTTACGAAAATGGAATCGGGAACACCGAATCCAGGCTCACAAGGTGCGAAGTTTTTTTCCGTTATAAAGGCATCGTTAGAGGTGCAGTTTGTAGAAGGCTTTATCGACGGCCCGTCTGTTCCTTTTGACGGATATGCGTTCGAAGTTTCGCCGGATGATGGACAAGTGATCGCAGAATATAGTATTGCCGACCGGGTAACCGGAGTAGCAAATAACAATCCACCAGAGGAGGAATAAGATGTCTTTACCAGCATCAGCAATATCCCGCGTCACTGGCGTGCACGTGGAATACCGCAATTTAAACAAAGGCGCCGCAGGATTTTTACCGCAGCGCCTAGCGGTCATTGGCGTAGGCAATGACGACGCTGTCTATGACACAAAAAAGCACATGGCAATCGGATCGGCAAACGCAATAGCAGAGCGATATGGCTTTGGGTCGCCGTTGCATCTTGCGGCTCGCCAGCTATTTCCAAGCGGCGGTGGCGGAGCGAATTTCCCTGTTACTTTTTACCCGCTCAAAAGAGCCCAAGGAAGTGCGGCCGCAAAAGGCGCCATATCATGTGAGGGTAAACCTACCGCCACAGGTAGCGGAATTATATCAATCGGAGGCATCGACGTTGAGTTTGCAATACTTGAGGGGAGCGAACCCAAAGCGATCCTCGAAGCGATATCAGAACGTTTAGCATCGCGGCTGGAAATACCCGTTAAGCCCGGGTCAGTATCCAACGAAGATGAGTTGCCGCTAACGGCAAAATGGAGCGGCAGCAGCGGCAATGATATAACAATCGAAATCGAAGCTAACGCCCCCGGCGTAACCTTCGAAATAACCGATATGAAAGGTGGCGCGGTCGATCCAGAGGTAGACCCGGCACTTAAACTCATCGGCCCCGTTTGGGAAACTTTTATTCTTTCCTGTTTTTCATACAACAGCAATTCCCGCCTAAACACTTTTAAAAGTTTCGGAGAGGGGCGCTGGGATCAAATGGAAAAAAAGGGTTGCTTGGTTGCACACGGCTGTGTTGACAACTTTGAGACCCGCACAACTGTAACTCATCAGCGCAAACATGACTATATAAACTTTTTAATCACTGGTGTTGGCAGCCCAGAAATACCATTTGTTATTGCCGCTCGCGGTCTTGTAAATATCGTAAACACTGCAAACCGCAACCCGCCAGATAACAACTACGGTTTATTGACAGGGCTCAAGGCTGGCCCCGATGAAGCTCAAGAGGCTTATATAGTGCGCAATAACTCGGTAGATCGCGGAAGCAGCACGAGCATTAAAAGCGGCAGCCTAATAGAGTTAAACGACACGGTGACAATGTGGCATCCAGACGACGAATCAATTAAGTCTCGCCGCCAAGTGGTAAACATGGTTAAACTCATGAACGTCGTTTTTAACATCCGCATGATTATGGAATCTTCGGCAGTTAAAGGCGCTCCACTAGTGCCAGACGCACAAGCAACAAGGAACCCACGGGCAATACAACCCAAAACTATACGCACGGCAATGATGAACCTCGCTGACGGCTTGGCAAGTCACGCTATTTTAGCAATCTCGGAATTTACCAAAGAAAACCTTGTGGTAAATATAAGCAGCATGAACCCCGACAGACTGGACTTAAAATTTCCATGCAAATTATCCGGCAACGTCGAGGTTTCCAGCAATGAAATCTTTTTCGGCTTCTATCTTGGAGCCGCTTAAATTAAGGAGGATCGACTATGGCAAAAGGGCCAGCAGAATCTATAACAATCGCCGAAAGGCGGTTTGCGTGTAACGCGGACGACGATGTAGCAATTCAACTTCCGGGTTTCACAAACGAAACAAGAATGCACGGCGACGGCGGAGCGCATATATCCAAAAGCCGCAAGCCGGGAAATATCAGCAATCTAAATGTGTATATCGACAGCGAGCGAGACGACCTTGAGTACCTGCAAGAAATAACAAACAGGCTTGACTTTGTGGATATTTCCCTAACGCTTTGTGACGGAACTGTATACTCTGGCAGTATGCAGCTAATCGGCGATTCTACCGCCGAAGGAACTAAAGAAGGCTGGGCTCCTATAGAGCTCGAAGGCCCAACCTTAGAAAAACAATAAAGGGAGTTCTGTTTTTATGAAAAATGATAATGATGACATTCCAACTGTTGACGAAATCAACACACAAGAGAATGACAGCTATGATGACATGACTCTTGCGGAGCAGGAGTTTTTCAGCTATTGCGAAGCAAATGAGTTTGACTACGACGAAGCTGGCATGGAAGAAGACAGCCGCAGGGATTTTGTGCGAATAAAAAAACGCTTTACAAAAGCAATCGTGGAAAAACGACTTGTGGTTGACGGCTGTAAAATAATTTACACCGTATCCAACAGGTCGCCTAAAGAAACTGCCGGAACAAAATTTACAATAGCACGCCCAAATGGACGTGCGTTACTCGCAATGGACGGACTTAAGGATACTCAACAGCAGACAAAGCTAATGCACTACATAGCGGCGTTATGCAGAGTTGCAAAGCACGACATTGGCAAAATTTCATCGCTGGACAAAAAGGATTACCAAGTCCTACAGGATGTGGCAATACTTTTTTTAACCGAATAGTCTCCGATGTGGCGGTCGGAGGCAAACGACAGCGGAAGTTGGGAATAGAATGGGTCGCATATCAGCTGAGGCAGATTTATGCGGACTATAACATCGGCATTCCCATGCAAGACATCTCCCTTGAGGAGATTAGATTTTTTTACACACCGATGATCGAAAGCCTATGCCAAATACAAAGGATGTCAAAGGATGGCAAGTAAATATGCAATGGAGACAGTTTTTTCGCTTATTGATCAAGTCAGCCGTCCGCTTGACAAAATAGGTATTAAAGGGAAATCAGTTTCTAAAAAATTGCAAAAAGATTTTGTCGCAGCGCAAAAGCGCCTCGACAATTTTGGCAAAGCTATTGTTAAATGGGGCAAGCGTGCCGCCCTTGCCGCCGCCGCTGTAGCGACTGCGTGGGCTGGCATGGGCGTTAGAAACGCCTTGCAACTAACAGACACGATGGCGCGAATAGGACACGCAGCAAATTTGACAGGCCCGCCGCTGGAAAAAATGCAGCAGGATTTAATGGATGTATCAAATCGAGCGGGCTTTGCTGTCAATGAGATCGCAAGGCTCGCTAACGAGTCTATATCGTCCGGCGTCGCTGCGGAAGGCGCAGCAAACTTTGCGGCCGTAGTCGCTCAAACAGGAACTATAACGCAAAGCTCCTCTGATAAAATTATACATAGTTTAACAACCGTAATGAGTGCTTACGGAAAAACCGCCGACGAAGCGGCGAGGGTTTCCGGTATGATGATCAACGCCAGCCGACTAGGTCGCACTTCATTCGAGGATATGTCGAAAGGTATGCGTTATGTGATACCAGCTGCCGCCGCCGTTGGCGTTAGCACCGAAGATGTCTTTGCGTCTATTACCGCATTAACGTCGCACGGTCTCGAAACAAGGGACGCTATGCGATCAATGGGAAAAGCATTCAGCGCAATAAAGCGACCGTCGCGGGAAGCGGCAGAGCTGGCAGATAGATTAGGGTTGGATTTTTCACAAGCCGCACTTGAAAGTAAAGGCTTCGCAGGGGTCATGGAAGATATACAGCGAGCCACGGGCGGCAATGCAAGGGCGCTGGAGATTTTGTTTGGCAACGAACAAACAGCACGCTCAATCGGCATACTTGCCACAACAGGAGCGGACTCTTTTAGCGAAGCATTGGATGCAATGTCCAGCTCGTTAAATACAGTAGACGACGAGTTCGCGCGGGTAACTGACACACCAACCGAACGATGGCGACGCGCCGTAAACAGAATACAAAACGCCGGAGTTAATTTAGGCAAAGCAATACTGCCAGTAGTTGAACGCGTGATTGCGCGTATAAGCGACATAGCAGATCGAATATCGGGCGCCGATTTTAGCCAATACACCGGAGTTATCGACACGATTTTCCGTAAAATAGAACGGCTCGTTGGAGCGTTTGTAAATATAATAAGAATAGCGTGGCAATTTCGCGGAGTTATAATAGCCATTGTTGGAGCTATGCTTTTATACCGTGCTGCGCTTATGACTGCAGCATTATACGTTAAACTATTTGCAATCCGATCCGCAATCGCAAAGGCTTATACCTTCGCAAACACTCTTGCGCTTAAAGGCAAAGCCGCAGCGCTTGGTACACTGGAAAAAAAGACACTTGCGTATAACGTAACTTCCAAGGCTTTCGTCGTCGCAGAAAAAGCGAAAGCTACAGCAATCGGAATCACTACGGGCAAAATTACAGCCAGAACCGTTGTAATGAAAGTGGCAGCGGTCGCTTCTAAGGCGGCAGCTGTCGCTGCGGGAGTATGGACGGTTGCACAAAAAGCACTTAACATCGCTTTAACCGCAAATCCTATTGGCGTTATTATTATGGCGGTCGCCGGATTAATTACATTAATTGTTTTACTAGTAAGGCACATCGGAAGGTTCGTTAACGCAATAAGAAACGGATCCGAAAAAGCAATGTTTGCGCTGCAGGTTTTGCTTGGCCCGATTGGACTTGTTATTTCAATGGTGCAGGAGCTGAGATCAAACTGGGACAACATAAGAGAAGTACTAGGCGGCGCAGGTATCATTGACGGCATTAAAAGAATCGGCACTTCAATACGTGAATTTATACAGCCTGCAATTGACTGGCTTGTTGGTGCGTGGAACAGAGTCAAGGAAACGGTCTCCGGCTTTTTCCGCAATATCGGCAATGCAATTAAAAACTTCTTTACACCAGTTATTAATTGGATAACAGGAATATGGAACGCAGTTAGTAACGCTGTTGTTGGCGTGTTCAAACGAATATGGGATGCCGTCAGTACATTCCTAGAGCCTATTTTTACATGGATTTCTAACACTTGGCAAAAAATAGTTTCCTTCTTTAAAGACTCCGCACTTATACGAGCAATTAAAGTAATTGGCGGCACTTTGCTTTCCGGGCTGCTTGCACCTATACAAGGGCTCTTGGAAATACTGTCACACATACCCGGGCTCGGACACCTTGCAGGGCGTGGCGCGAATAAAATACAAGAGCTGAGAGACAATCTTCGCGGTACAAATCGAGCCGAGGTCGAAACCGAAGCCACTAAAGCAATAGACGAGCTAGGTAGCGCACCTGTCGACGTTATGCGCACAACACAAGATGCAAATATTCCCGACTTGTCATTTTTAGACGGCGGGTTAGGCCAAAACGACCGTTCAAGAATACGCGGTGTAGTTGACGCTTCCGGCGGATCGCCATTTATTCCAAATAGAGTTATCGGTGGAGCTGGCACGACAACAACTAGCGCACAACCGAGGCAACCAACCGTTAGTGTACAAGAGGCGATAAAAAACGCAACGGCAAACGTCACAAGCGTTTTACAAGAGATACTAGCAGCGACAAACAAAGCGGCCGCCAACATGGAAGCTCCCACCACTTTTAATTTTCCATTTCCGGCAATGCTTCAGCAGCACATCGATGCAGGCAGAACAGAGCGAGAGCGAGCAGATGCAGACAACCCGCGCAATATAGCACCCGTGACGAGCGGCGAGCGCACTGCATACAGTTTACGAGAGACAAGGGAAACTCTAGGAATTGAAGTTATGGCGGCACAAGGAACGGAAGCGCGTATCGTTAAAGCTCCACGCTCACCCAACATAAAAGTAACGCACTCAGGGAGTAATGTTTAATGGCAATTAGGGATGGGCGCTACACTTCGCCCAGCGGCAATGTTTATACATTCTCTTACGGCGACGTGAGCCGAGAAACCGAGCTAAAGACTGGCGTTTACACATTCCCCATGCGCGACGGTGCTAGAGTACAACACCAAGGCAGGGGCGCAATGACGTTTCCGCTAACGTGTATATTCCACGGTGCTAATTGTATGGAGCGTGCGTCAGCTTTTGAAGAGGCTTTAATTGAGCGTGGAGCTGGCGAGCTTCAGCATCCTATATACGGCACTTTCCGCGTAAAACCAACGGGAAATATATCGAGAGACGACAGACTAGTAACGAGCTCAAACCAATCTACCGTAACCGTTACCTTTACCGAATCAATAGAAAACGACGACGACAACACAATGAATGAGGTCGCCGCTAATACAATAAATGCCAATCATGACACACTTGAAAACCTTGCTGCCGAGGACTTTGCAGCTGCCATTGCATCGATTGAGAGCGTGAGCGAACAGCTCGCAATTGAAGCAGCGCTCGGAATGCAAACTCAATCTATTATCGACAGCCTGCAGCCTATGGCAATGAGCGACAGGCGCACATTTGTTGATTGGCTCGCATCTGCAAATGAGCTGCGAAGCTCAGTAACACAAATTTTTAACCGCGGCATGGCAATAGCACAAAGCATCGAAGATATTTATGTTAGAGCGCTTAACGTCGCTCGGCTTACACTTCGTTTAATGCGACTACCAGCAAGGTTGTCTACCACATTGGCGTCCAAAATCGCAGGGTACGCAGAATTAACCGCAAATCTTATAAATCAATTTCGCAACGATCCTTTTGAAATTCGCAAAATAAAAAATGCATTCGCAACCGCCACACTCGGAATATCCGGCGCGCTAGCTTCTATCTCTTCGGGCGCAGCTATTAGCGCTGCTGAAGCTGCTGCATCGCCGGGGAATAATGCCGTGCAATCTACCACGTCTGGCAGTACCGCCGGAGTTTTACAAGACGACGACGGCGGCAATTATTCGGCAACCGTAAAAAACTCCGGCACAGCATCACGCGAAGAGGCTGTCGAAACCGCCGCAAGCATACTGGAAATGATGGATAGCCTCACGGCTTTTAGCGACGCAAAAATAGAAGCCCTAAACGAATCCAGCGCCTCGATACAAGCGCAATCTGCGAAGGATATTTATATCGACGCAAACGCAGCGAGTTATATCGCGCTTAAAGAATTGGTACAACAGAGCGCACAACTTATTATGAATGCATCATTTGCGTTGCCTATGCAAAGGACTTTCACGCTCGACAGAGATCGCCAAGTTATAGAGTTATGCGCAGAGCTATACAACACAGTTGACTATGTAGACAATTTTATAATTTCTAATAATTTAAGCATAGACGAAATAGAATTATTGCCAATAGGAACAAAGGTGACGCACTATGTCTAGGGTTCACGTTGTCCGGCAAGGAGACACGCTTAACGCTATCGCACTCAGGTATTTAGGCTCATCATCTAAATGGCCGCAAATAACAAGCGCAAACCCGCAACTTGCAAACCGTCGCAAAGCCAGCGACGGCTCGCCGCTTATACACATCGGTGACAATTTAATTATTCCTGAAAACCAAACAGAGCGACCAGCGAGTCCGCAAACAGCACAAACAGTTCGCGTTGCCGATGGCGAAGAGGACATCGCAATAATAATTGACGGTAAAAAATACATAGGCTTTACTGGTTACGAACTAAACCTTAATTACGACACATTCGACACCTTCAGCTTCACGGCTCCGTACGATCAAGCGATGGTTGAATTGCGGGATGCTATCGTGCCCTTTGCTTTTAAGCCTTGCGATATCTATTACGACGGCGAGCTTATAATTAAAGGCACGCTATTAACACCAGACCCAGAATTAACCGATACCGAAGGCGAGATAACACTCCAAGGGTATCCACTCTGCGGCATCCTTGAGGATTGCACCGTTCCGCCTACAGAATACCCCCTGCAAGCGTGGGGAATAAATATGCGCGGCATCGCAGACGCTGCCGCAAAACCTTATAACATACCGGTAGTTTTTGACGGCGACATAGGGCCGGACTTTACCGAGGTAAGCATCGAGCCCACAGAGAAAATAATGAGCTTTTTAACAAAGCTTGCAAAACAACGCAGTTTGCTTTTTACTAACACAAAAAAAGGTGAGCTTTTATTTTTTAACGCAAAACAAGAAAAACCCCTCGCGCAATTTTCCGAAGGTGCTATGCCGCTAACTTCGATAAAACCTAAATTTTCGGCGCAGGGATTTTATTCACACATAACAGGTTTTATCAATACAGGCGAGGAATATCCTTCGCACTCCTTGACGCTAGAAAATAGGTACCTAATCGGCAAAGGTATCATGCGTCACTATTCAACAGATATAGACGACGCAGAAAATGAAAGCGACCTTGAAAACGCTGTGCGTGCATACGCTGGCAGAATGTTTGCCGACTGTGTTGCGTTTGAATTAAGCTGCGATGTGCACCATAACGCAAGAGGCGAGTTTTTCAAAAAAGGAATGACCGTCTGCGTTTATGCGCCAACTGCAATGATCACAAGAGAAACAAACTTTGTTGCGCGTAATGTTAAAATCATGCGTAACGCAGAAAGCGGAAAAACCGCATTACTTACTTTAGTTCTCCCGGGCTCATTCACCGGCGAATTGCCGGAGGTGTTTCCGTGGGAATAATAGCAAGGTTTGTAAACCACACAATAGAAAAACTCGTAACAATTACAGCAGAGACAGTTAAGGCTTTTAATATCAATACGCATTTATATACGCCAGCTGGTGACGATTCTGTGCCACTAAAAGACGAGCGATTATTACTCATAAAAGTTGGCGGTACTGGAAAGCACGTTTGCACAGGTGTTTTAACAATGTCTCAGGGAGCAAAACCCGGCGAAAAAATACTGTATTCGCGCAACAAAGACGGCGAAATTGTTAGTAAAATATCCATGCTTGGCGACGGAACAATAATACAGGCAAACAGCAAAGATCACGGAACAGAAACAAAAGGCGACCGCACGGCCGAAATCGGCGGCAACAAAACAGAAAACGTGCAAGGTAACTGCACAGTAACAATAAAAGGAAACGTCAAATACAGCAGCGAAGGCGGTTTTTCTATAAAGGGAAAAACTATGGAAATAACAGGGGACACAGAGCTTGTATTAAAAACAATAGGTGCGACAATGTGGTGTCCGAACGGTTTAACCAACTGCCTGTTTTCAGGAGCTCCTCATGGCGGCTCTGCGATGGGCATAACAGGATTAAAGGGAGGATAAAATGGCAATGAACGCACAAGCGATGTGCGACGCTATTAAAGCGGAATTCGACGACATTACAAACTCCACAAAATGGGAAGACGGCGAACGCGCCGCCACAGATGCTTATACAAAGGCATTCGACAAAGGCTTAACAGGATACGTCGAAGAAAACATGGAGATAACGTATTCGTGGTCTGGAATTTCGCCGCCTCCCGCTTCAGCGACCGACCCCGTGACATCTTTTTCGTCGAGCCTTGTAATACAGAACAAAATAATCGGACAGCCTGCAAACATGGCAGCATGGGCACAGGCAATAGTGGCGTGCTTTACAAGAGCCACTACGCAACATCAAACCTCTTTTTCGGACGTAGCTCCCGGCTCACTTTTAACAACCACACCACTCATATTGCGTCCAGCACAAGGAGAGTATCCGACAGGACTACTTAGTATCTGCGTGCAGATACTCGCATGGTTATTAGCCGCCACCAACCCCGCTCCGCTTGTGGGCAGTCATGGCCCGTTTGTAGGTGCAACAACAGGAATGGTGATCAGATGAGTTTGCAAATTTTTGAAGGCGATCTTTTATTACGCGATACACTAGACGGTGGAGACATAACTATTACCGACGGTTTTATTGTTTCAGATCGCACGTTCGATACAGCAATCTATTTGTCATTATTTGGTGGCAACAAAGAGGACAGCGGCAGAGTACAAAACAAGAAAACATGGTGGGGAAATACATTGCGCGGTGTAAACGAAAATCAAAAACTCGTGTCACGCTTTCAAGCGTTTATTTTTGGGACACCTATGTCAACTAAAAACATATTAGAAGCAGAAGAGGTCGCAAAACTTGATCTTGCGTGGCTTGTTGACGAAAAACTGGCAAATGAAATTATCGTAGACGGCAGGGCTGTTGGACATAACCGCCTCAGCCTCAAAATACAATTAAAAGCCGGGGAAGAAATAATCTACACGCACACATTTCTAACCCCGTGGGGAGCGGGAAAACATGGCACAATTTGAAAATAAAACAATCGAAGAAATTAGAGACCTTATTATAAACGCAATTAAAAGCAAATTTAATATTGCGTTTAGACTCTTATCAAAATCTTTTTTGTTTACGCTTTCAACTGTAATGGCTGGTGTCTTTGTTACTTGCTACAAGCAAATAGCGTGGGTTTTTCTTCAGCTTTTTCCAGAGAGTGCATATTGGCGAACCGTCACGGCACTAGGAGTGCCTATTAGACCGCTTGTAAAATGGGGCGTTTTAATCGGCGTTGGAGAGCCACGACAAGGCTCGCAATGGCGAGGCATTATCAATGTTTTTGTTTCCGGTTCCGGAACCCTTACAGCCGGCACGCAATTAATAAGTGAGGCAACTGGCAGCATATATATCGTCGAGGACAACGTACCACTGGAAGGATCATCAGTTGTCGCCTCTGTAATATGTGTCGATATCGGTACTGCCGGAAACCTTGAAAGTGGCGACGAGCTCAACTTCGTCTCACCGCTTGGAAATGTAGAGAGAACTGTAAATGTTAATTCCGTGACCATTTACGGCAGAGACAGTGAGACAGAATCAGAGTATAGGGCGCGTGTTATTCGCCGCTTTCGCTCGCCACCACTTGGCGGAGCATTGTCAGATTACCAGGTATGGGCATCTGACGTTCCGGGTGTGTTAAACGCATACCCTTACGGCGACCCAGATTCAGCAGCGGGTGTACTTGTATTTGTTGCTGGCGTTCCATCGCAATTCCCGCACCGAATACCTACCGACAACTTGCTACGGCAAGTTGGCAAAGCTTGCACATACGACCCGGAGACAGGCAGAGCGAACCGCAAACCCGTGACAGCGGTACTTGACCCCACATTCGACGAATCGTACGAAAATATCCGCCCAATCACACGCAGACTTTACACCGTACGAATTAACGGCATGAGAGGTGTTCCTATTTTAGATTTTACCAATGTCGCAAGACCCGCAATAGAGAATTATTTTCTAGGACGCGAGCCTTACATACGCGGACTTTCAGACGACAACAATAAAACAAATATTATTTCGCGCAACAACGTGACCAGTGTTATAGACCAAATGTCTATATCTGTTAAAGCGGAGTTTGATAACGTGACGCTAGAACGCAATAACACGCAAATAGCAAGCGAGTCTCTTGGCATGGGGGAAGTTGCAGAACTTATGCAATTATTTATTAACGGGATAGCAGTATGAGCAGACACTTTGACGCTATAAAACAATTATTTCCACGCTCACAGGCTTTCGAATTATTTGCGGATAACGCAAAGCGCAAACTTATTAAAGGTATTTCAGTACTGCCGGAAAATATCCGCAAGGAAGCCGAGCTTGCTTATCTTGATTTATTCCCCGATACAACCAGATACCCGGAACGTTGGGAGGAAGTATTTGCTTTGTTTTTTACCGAGGCGGAATTTCCAAAACGGCGTGCGATTATCGATTCAATGTGGAAAATAATTTCTGGCGATCAGAGCGGTTCGTTTTTGGAAATGATGCTTGGTTGCATAGATGATCGAATTAAAGTTGTTGAAAATATCCCTGTTAGTAATCCGCGCTATTCCGGTGTTGTTTTTATTGCCGTTTGTGGACACCGCTTTATGCGTTGCGGACATCAAAAAGCTGTTTGCGGTTATCGTGAAGGGCATCCAGATTTTGTACCAACTATAATTAAAAACGATGCCACAACAGAATATAACATTCCCGAAAACAGCCGTTATTGGGAAAACTGTTTTTTTGTTTGCGCTGGAGTCAGACGAAGTCCGCGTGGAACTATCCTGTACATCGAACCACTTAAAATAAACGCCGTTTGGCGAAACTATGTCGAGTATTTAATACTCAAAGTAAAACCAGCACATACAACAGCTATCGTTTTTATTGATTGGCAAGAAGAAGGAGAAAAAAATGATCAAATTGAACCATGACTATTCTGTCCATGTAGACACAGACAACCCAAATCACCCCGGGGGTGCGGCAATAAACACCTCATCCGAATGGGAAGAGGATGGAACCCCTATCCTTGCAGACCTCGTTAATGACAGCCGCGGATGGAAAGAAGCGCTTATTATCGAGGCGCATGGAAAATTTTCTGTTAGTGGAAATGTTGAAAAACATAACGAGTCAGATGTGCTGAACGCATTAAAAACTGTTACCGAACGCATAACAAATGGTGCAGTTGGTGCGCATAACGGCGATGCAGAAGCACACCCTCAGATAATAACTAAGATAGGTAACGAAACGAAAGAGAGACAAGACGCAGATTTGCAGCTGGAAGAAAGCATAAACGCCAAAGCCCCTATCGAAAGTCCTTCGTTTTCTGGTACTCCGTCCGCTCCGCATCAGAATTCCAATCAACCATCCCCTCCCGCCGGAGATATAAAACCTGAAGAGACGAGTGTAATTCTACCTTTGCGCAACTTGTTGCGTTCATTCCGCCGCACCGCAGCTGAGAGCGGCACACAGGGAACCCAATCAGCAGGGGAGTCTTGGGCGGATTTCAATTCTTTGATTACTCCGGGGAGTTACTTCCATAACGATAATACTGCTGCTTTGATGGCAACGCTGAATCGCCCGCCTAATGAACTTCGATTTAATTTTTCCGGTGGCAATGTCAGTGCCGTTTTGCACGTAACAGCTTCTCACAGCAATCGCCTGATACAGGAGCTTTATGTAATTCATACGGAGCCTGCCTCTATCCGAACATTTTTCTTTTTCAGACATCGATCTTCCTCTACCGAATGGCGACCTTGGGAAAGGATAGCGACAGGCAGCGATTTCACTGACTCATCTGAGTATACATTCATCATTGATTCCGATGCGGCTCTGGCGGCATGGGCAAACGACACTCCGGGCAACGATTACTCGCGAATACTTATAAAAGCGGGGACATGGGAGCTTAGTTCTCCATTAACCGGGGGAACACTGAGCAATCCTGTTGCGGTTATTGATATAAGCAATGGAAGAACATTGTCGGTAGTTGGTGAAGCAGGGAGTAAGATTGTCATTAACATTACCACCAGTCAAGGAATAACTATTATTGCTGGTATAAAAGGCATGGCAACTGGAACGCACCCTAGTCTTGTAAACCCAGGTAAAGACTTCTTTTTTCATAATATTTCCATTCAAATGAATCGTGACATTGGGAGTGGCACCATCGTCGCTTTCCATAACTGTACAAATCTTACAAATTGCACCAGCAACAGCACAGGTCGTGACAGCCGCATTACTGGTTTTAGTAATTGCACAAGCCTTATAAATTGCATTGGCAACAGTGTTAGCACTGGCGGCACGGGCAACAATGCTGGTTTTTTTGAGTGTTCAAATCTTACAAACTGCACTGGTATTAGCGACAATAGCACTGGCGCCGTTAACAACAGTGGTTTTCGTGATTGTAGAAACCTCACAAATTGCACTGGCACTGGCACTGGCGCTGGCACTGGCACTGGTAACAACAGTGGTTTTCGTGATTGTAGAAACCTCACAAATTGCACTGGTACTGGCACTGGTACTGGCGCTGGCGCCGCTAACAACAGTGGTTTTCGTGATTGTAGAAACCTCACAAATTGCACTGGTACTGGCACTGGTACTGGCGCTGGCGCCGCTAGCAATAGTGGTTTTCGTAATTGTCGCACAGGTTTCGGGTGCAGAAACGGCCCGACAGCAAGTAGCTCAGGAGCTTTTCAGCACTGCCTTATGGCTCAAAGTGCCGCCATCCCAACCACAAATGATTGGGCTAACACCGCTGCTGGTGGATGGAATGATCCTTCCAATCCGGGATAGCTCCTACGGGTATGGCATTAGAAAAAAGCAGCATTAGATAGGGGAGGAATATATGAGAACTCCAATAACATATTACGGCGGAAAGCAACAATTAGCTTCTAGCATCGTAAAGTTAATCCCACCGCACAGGATTTATGCAGAGCCTTTTATTGGCGGCGCTGCTGTCTTTTTTGCCAAGCCTCCGTCAGAATGTGAAATTATAAATGATATAAATAGCGAAGTAGTAAACTTTTATGAGGTAGTACAGCGCGACTTTACCGCACTACAAAGCGAGATAAACATTTCCCTGCATAGCCGCAAAATGCACAAACACGCACGAGTCATTTACGAAAACCCGGATATGTTTTGCCGGATAAAAAGAGCGTGGGCTTTCTGGATGCTTGCCAACATGAGTTTCGGAAGTATGCTTGACGGAGGCTGGGGATATGACCTAACAGGACAGACAACACTAAAAGTAAATAACAAGAAGGGTGTTTTTGAGGAGAATCTTGCTATTCGCCTACAGAATATACAAATAGAATACTGTGACGCATTGAAAATTATTCGCAGCAGGGATGTGCCAGATGCATTCTTTTATCTTGACTCGCCATACCCGGATACAGATCAAGGTCATTATGACGGCTATTCAGCAGAGGACTTTCGATCCCTGCTAGAGACCTGTGCAAACATCGAGGGCAAGTTTTTATTAAGTAGTTTCCGGCACAGTATACTCGACGAATATACTAAAAAATATAAATGGTCGCAATTTGAATTGAAAATGAAAAAATCAATAACAGCATGGGTTGGAGAGGGTAAATCGTCACATAAAATTGAAGTATTAACTGCCAACTATCAAATGGGAAAGGGCGGTTATGGCATACAGGATTTATTTATTGATTGCGCGTAACATTACAAGCCTTGTTTCTTCATTTGTGAATTAAAAATTGCTTGGCTTTCCGATTCTACTAACTCGCTCGCTGGAAGCAACCACGGATTTGCCGGAGTGATAGTACTCTCCATATCGCGCCTGTAGACTTGCTGGGTTTCAAAACGGACACGTTGGTTATCACCCGATCCGAGTATTTGAAACGAAACAACTTGATGCAAGTTTGCGCGGCCGCCAGATCCGCCCAGCGGTAAAAAAAGCATCTCAGTATAGGCTACAAAAGCACGGGCAACATTCCATGCAGCGTGACTGCTATAATTCCTGTTAGACTTTCCGTGCACTCGCCGCCGTTTTCCGATCCTGCTAATCCTTTTATTAGACTCAACGGGTCTGCGTATATTGCCGCCACGGGCAACATTCGTAGGGATCGCCAGATGACTTCCTCTCGCAGGTGTGCGCTCGCCACCAGTTTCTTGCCGCGCCATATACGCGGCTTTTTCCGTCACGCCAACAATAGAATGAATTTTATCTATAGAATAAAAACCGTCCGACATTGGTGTAAATTGAATTTGCGCTATGGTAAAATTACGACGCGTGATAAAATTCTCTTTAACGTTTTTTACCGCTTCCTTGCGAGCTTTAGCCGCTTTAATATTAACTGTCGCAATAACAGCCGTAACCATGTCCCTTTTTATTTCTCCGCACATTTTTGGCATCGAACCAGATTCATAAACTACTTTAGCAAGATCACTCATCATCCACCTCCTCAAACAAACTTCCTTGATTATACCTCACTCGTATAAAATCCGCAAATACCTTTTTGACGTTTTTATTTGTATTACATATATTTTCAACCTCGATGCTTGCTGCTACCCGCGCCAGATCAGCATTGCCAAACTTCCTGTCATTTATATTGGCTGCTTTTTGCCGGAGCATAGTTCCTATTTTTATGTGATACCCGTAATAATACCCAGCGTCAACACAATAAATAAATATTTTAACGTAGTCCTCGATAATTCTCTCAAATACAGTTCCTACAGGCTCGCTACGTATACACCCCCACGCATCGCATGACTTGTGCGGAGATACGGCTGGAGCAAGCGAGATTCTTTTAATAGCATTATGGTCGAGTGCGTCGTTCACAGCTAATCCTTTAATACAAAATGCTTGTCTATGCGCTCATTACAGCCAGAGCGAGTGCTTTCGCCGTATTTACCGGCACAGCGTTGCCGATTTGTTTAGTTTGTTCCGTGACGTTCCCCTTGAGAACATAATCCTCTGGAAAACCCTGCGCTCGTTTTAATTCATGGTTTTTTAGCATTCGGAAACGAATATCCAAACACACCCCGGGTTCAATAAGGCAGTGTTCCGCTTTGGTAACAACCGTTGACAACGGCTCATCTATTGAACGCGCTCTATTTTTTGCAGAACCCTGCCCAATGTTGAAAGCAAAAGGTTGTACAACAGCGTTTTCATTACTACACGTTAAAGATGGGACAGGGTCTTTAATGGACATAGTTCTCTCTCCACCGCTATGACACGCTTTAAGCATAAATGGCTCTAACAGCGCGAAGCGGTCTTTTGTGGTAACTGTTTTCAATGGGTTGCTTACCGGCTCTGTGCCACCGTTACCGTAATATTCCATGATGAGTGGTTCAACTAGCCCAAAATGACATTTAGTAGTTATTGTCCGCAATGGTTGTTCGACCGAAGACGGCTTATTTTTATGCGTGAAATCCACCAGCATTGGCTGAATAAGATTCACCCTGCCTTGTGCCAGCACAGTATGTACCGGCTGGTCAACAGAACGCGCTCCCTGTCCTGATTGATGCCCCATTAGTAATGGAACCGGCTCTATAAGCGCGTGATGCGCCCCAGAAGCCGTCACGGACGGCAGTGGTAAGTCTAGGGAGCGAACATCGCTTGTACCGTAAAGTACCGCCAGAAACGGCTTTGCGTAATCTCCCCAATACTTCTCAATACCTGCAGCAATTCGGCGAATAGTCGCGTCAGCAAGCGGCTTCTTGCGGTCGAATATAGAAGTTCCCGGAAGGTTCCAGTCAATTATATCTCGTGCCGGTATCCAAGGTTGACAACCAAATAAACTATCACCAGCACCGTCCATGTGTGTTATCTGCGGCCACATAATGCGCTTTTTGCCGCGCACGGCTTGTACGAATAATCTGCGGCGTGTTGTCGGGTCTCCGTAATCCGCGCAGGTGAGTATTTTCCAATCCACTGTATAGCCAAGACTCCGCAGAGATGAAATAAAACAATTAAATAGTTCTCCCTTTTTATTTTTTATAGGTTGACCTTTGCTATCCAGCGGCCCCCATGAAAGAAACTCTGGTACATTTTCTATAATTACACGCTTTACATATAACTCTTGTAACCACTTGAGTATTAACCACGCGGAAGCACGGCTCTGGTCGCTTCTCGGACGACCGCCGCGAGCCACTGAATGATGCGTACATTCCGGCGAAGCCCAGAGCAAGTCAAGTTTCCCTCCGCGTATAACCTTTGTCGGATCGATGCGTTCCACAGACTCGCATAAATGTTCCGCGCTTGGGTGATTAGCAGCGTGTGTTTCAAGTGCGCGTTCCCAATGGTTTATTGCCAGTAGATTTACTTTCATATCTTGCTGGAGTGCTGCTTGCATAATACCAGTTGACTCCCCACCAGCTCCGCAGAACATATCTACCACGTTATAAGTTTTTTTCATAATTCCTCCTAGCCAAAAAGCCCTGCCTCATCCGCAATGCGGCGTTCGGCAATTTTTATATATTCAGGGTTTATTTCGCACCCGATGTAACGCCTTAGATTTTTAACCGCAACCACTGCTGTTGTTCCGGAACCCATGAAGGGATCAAGAACAACTCCATTTTCAGGACAACCGCATAATATGCAAGGGAGTATTAGTTTTTGAGGGAACATTGCAAAATGACCTAAATCTGACGGCTCACTTGCGACCACCCAGACATCCCGCTTGGTTCGCAACGGTCTGGTTGGAATAGATGAGCCGTGATGCTGTTCGCTCAGTCCGGTCGCACCTTCTTTTGTGATATACCCACGCTGCGGCCATCGCTCGTGTTCTTTGGATAAAAATGTATTTTTTGTTTGACAAGAAAAATCTGTCTCGGCATATTTTGCGCTGCCTTTCATAACAGTGTCTCTGCGACCATCGTAAGCAGCTGGCTCAAGGGCATACTGGAAATCAAAATAATATTTTGTTTTTTTAGAAAATAAAAAAATATATTCATGGGATTTACAAAAGCGATCTTTAACTGATTCCGGCATTACAGAAGGTTTTGACCAAATGATGTCTTGCCGCAGGATCCAGCCGTCGTTGATAAGAGCAAATGCAAGCCGCCACGGTATGCCGAATAATGATTTTTGCGGAATAGACTTTATTTTAATCGCTTTAACGGCGTGACTTGCTGTATTAGTTGATTGTTTTCCGTTTAATGGTTTTGTGTTCCCGCTATTTTTTCCACTGCCATTGTAAGAATCGCCAATATTAACCCATAGCGTTCCTTCATTTTTTAATATGCGTTTTACTTCCCGGAAAACAAGAACAAGTTTTTCAATATATTCTTCCGGCGTATCTTCCAAACCAATTTGATGATCTTCTCGGTAAGCACCGCATTTTTTGCAAACAGTTTTGAAAATGGAATCGCCTTTTGGCTTTGCATCACTGGTATAAATTCCTTTAACAATTTTATTATCGCGGAAATGATTACACTCTGGATCACCTCCGTACCATGTCGCTGTTCCGTAATCTCTTAATCCGTAATAAGGCGGCGATGTTACGCAACAATCCACCGAATTATCGGGTATAGTTTTAAGAGAATCTATATTGTTTCCGGACAGGATGCAGTTAAACATTATTTGATCAGACTCCCGAATTCTTCAAATGATAAAAACTTCCGCCCTTCCAGTTTTACTGGCACTTTTATTACATCAGGGTTAAAATCAGCCATTGTTTACCTCCTTGTGTTCCCACATTGTTCTTATTTTATGAAAATCATACTTGCGCCCATCTTTCTCATCAAAAAACTTTTGCATTGCTATATCTTTTGCTTTTTTCCTATTACTAGCTTCAATGCTATAGATATAAGATACTGGGTACGTATACCCAGTTACGCGTATTTCAAACTTTTTCATTTTTTACCTCACTGCAAATGGATTCGGCGACTCGATATGCGCCGGATATTTTTCTGCTACGAATTTGACATTGAAATAATCCTCTGAGGCTTTGCTGTACGGCATCACATTAACACTAGAAAACCCAAAAGTATAATCTTTATCATTTTGAACAAAAAACACACCGTAACATTCTCTTGTAAGAGTATCACAATGAATAACCGCTCCGTTCATTCCTCTTATTGCCATATTAAAGATTAAGAAAGGTATTGCTCTGTCGCTTAATTCCTCGCAGATATATAAATATTGAGACGGCTTATAATTGATTGGATCGTGTTGGCATCTATCGCTCTGCCATTGTGCTACCATCATACCTCCAGTACCCGCCGCCGGTTCATAGTACATACCACTTTCATGTACTAATTCAGAAACAAGTCCAGCAACGGACATCGGAGTAAAATCCTGTGCCATCTTTTTTCGCTGTGCGGCTTCCTCTTGAAAATAATTATGCCAAAAATCTTCGTGTAATTTGTAATTAAACAATTTAAGAAATTGAACAAATACGGATTCCCTATGTTCCCTATTCAACAGTATTTCGAGCATTTTAGATGGGGCTTTAAATATATCGTCTACTCCAAGTATAAAGTTGATTTTGTCGGTCATTATTCACTCCTTTAACTTGCTAATAACAACGCTTGAGTTGTTGTATTTAACTTTGATAAATGCGATATAACTATTTCGTTATCCTTGTCTTCAAGTTCTTTAATTATATGTAAATAAACTTCTTGCGTAGTTGTTGTATTTGCATGACCTAACCTTTTGGCAATGCTTGCAATAGATACACCCGCAAATATCAATAAAGATGCGTGAGTGTGCCTTAACCCATGTAACGAAATAACAGTTATATCCGCTTTTTTACACAAAGATTCAAGTCGAGCATTTGGCGTTGAATTGAATACACGCCCCCGTACAAAAAGGGGCTTATCTTGTTCTAAATCTTTTGTTATTAAAAAGAAATCTTCGTTAAGCTGTTCATCTATAATGATTGTCCTTTTGGAGGATGAATTTTTTGTCTCTGCGAAATCACTTCCAGTTTCATCTATTTTTTTATAACCCCATGTTTTAGATATTTTAACTTTTCTATTCTCAAAATCAAAATCGTTAGGAGTTATCCCTAAAGCCTCAGCGAATCGTAATCCTGTTTTAAGTAAAAAAAGGATAAGCCAGTCCCAGTTAATTTTGTTATTCTTTTCAAACCACGTTAAATCTAAAACTTTCAGTAATTCTTGTACCTCGTTGAAACTAAGAAATTTTGCTTTTTTCTCTGTTGGTGATTTTCCCTTTATAACTACCTTGCGTGTAGGGTCTGTTTTTACCAAGCCCTCATCAATGGCATCCAAAATTGCACTTTTAAGATGATGGTGAAAGTCCATTGTCGTTTGCTTTTCATGGGTCTTTGCGTATTCGTTAATCAAGTGTTGATAATTTCGTTTATTCAGTTCATTTAATGTTAATTGTGGTGAGAGTTCAGACAACCGCTGATGTGTCATTTTATATTTTTGATATGTAACATTGCGAACCATTCCCTTTTTATAAACTTCCATCCATTCGAAAAAATAATCCTTAAAAAGTTGGTTTTCCCCTTTTGCTTCTAACACTCTTTCCCTACCTTATTCCCCACAAATCGCACATCCCATTGATGTCAACTATCCTGACTTTTTCCTTAATCCCGCAACGTGCCATTGCATTGCATAAATGGACTACGCCTTTTACTTTTTGAACCTGAGCGCAGTTATCACAGCTCTTTAATTCAATGTTGTAGCTTATCAAAACCTTTTTGTAGTTATAGACCTTGTCGTATGTTAATCTACCCATCATGCTGTCTCCATTTTATTTATGTTATATCCACAAATATTTGTGTTACTTACCAAGCCCGCTTTATTTTTTTTACCCTTAAGCATTATTGCCGCCATCACTGTATTCTTTATTTACGTCTAACGGTCTATAATGAAAAATGTGCCAACAAGCCAAGCATTTGAAGCGGCTTAGTATTTCGTTTAATGCAATAACGCGTTTGTTTGTACAACGTGGACAATAAATCATTTGTTTCTCCTCTTTCTATAATCTATATAAATTGCATTTATACATTTTCTGCATTTAACAGTTCTATATCGTGAATAAATTCTTCCAAACCTTGTTTTGCACTCTTTAAGAAGACTAGAGCACCACTCGCATCATCAGCAGATTGCAGCTCAGCAATACCTTCATCAATATCTTCTAAAATGGCGGCGAGCCGTTCAGTTATTGACGATTCCACAAAATACCTCCATATAATTTTATTTACTAGAACGGCATACCTTCATCAGATAAAGGCAATTCGTTCTTGGCGTTTACTTCATAACCAACGATTGTTTTTTCTACAGGGCGGTCTGCGACCTCGTCAAGCGAACGCAAACGCACGCCGACAAAACATCGCGTCGGCTTTGTCGCATACTCACCCTCGATAGCCACGCGCTTGACCTGCTCTGTTATTTTGTCTTTGTGATTTTTCAAAATTAATTTTGTAAAACGATGTCGGCTAACAGCTTCGGACTTAGACGAACCTTCGCCGTAACCATAATATGCAGTGTAATGCTCGTACGCTTTTTGTATAACCGTAACAGCAAGCGGCTCAAAGGAGAAAAAAGCATCGATGTATTTATCGAGGTCACTTTCGACCTCGGCGATGTATCCCATTTTGTGCTGCTCGCATTCTTTAGAAACTGGTAAAATCCCCTTCATTTCGTTTTTAAACCGCAAGTAATATCCGGCTAACAATTTAATAAATGCGGGAAATTCCGGCTTTAAATATTCGACAAACTCTTCCGGCCGCATTGTGCCTTTTTCGTCCGGCTCGTGTGAAACAAGGAACGGAATGACAACCGCCCTCGATATAACCGCAGTATCGTTTGCGTCAAACTTTGGAAGGTGATTTGTGTTAATAACAATCTGCGCGGTGTTTCTAAAACTTTTTGGAGCTTCGTGCAATCCGCGGGCTGTCACCATGTCGCCGCCAGTGAGTTTTTTCCAAAGACCAGCGTTTAACACAGCGCCATCCTCCGGCTCACTAATAAATGCCGCGCCCTTGCCGGGTAACTGCGCTAGATAGGGGGTGGGGCCGTTACTGGAAGCAAAAACCTTCCCCTTCGGCACGATAACATCCGGTTCCATGGCGCAGATTAAATACTGGTAAACCGCATTCATAATTCGCATTGTCGTGGACTTTCCGGTGTTTTTGCCGCCAATCCAAAATTGACCCATTTTATAAAAAGCACGCGATGGAATAATAGACAAACAATACATAAGCGTTTCCAGCGTTTCGGAGTTTCTAAAATTGCCGCGCATAAAGTTCCATATTTTTTCACACTCGCCGCCATTTTTCACATCGTCAACTTTATATGGCAAGGTGCGACTCCTGTATTCTTGCGGGTGCGCTGTGCGAAAAACGAGCTCCTTGCCAGAAAAATCCATAACGCCATCAAGGAGCGTTAATGTTTCTTTTATTGCCTCGCCGTCGAAATGCAGCGGATCGTCCTCGTCGTCGGAATTATGATAAACGCCCTCGGCTTTTAACCCCGCAAATTCGTGTTGTATTTCGACGCGCAATGAACGGCTTTCCAGCTTACTAAGTGTAAACATGAGCCTGTTTTTTTCTTTTTCCTTTGCCTCCGACTCGCCGTCTTTTTCTTTTGCTTCTCTCAAAAAGTGTCGCATAACAAGCATTAATGTGTTGTAAATTACACCTGTAATATCTGGCTCGTGCTGCCAAGTATGGCCGTTAAAAAAATAAAAACGTTTGTCGTTTTTTGCGGCATTGTATATTATTCTGCCGTCGAAGATATCCGCAAGCATTAAAGCAGCAGAACGGACACCTCCGTAATAGGCAAAGTTTCTGGCATTTTCGTTTATATCCAACTCATCAAAATCAAGTTTAAATTTTGTTTTTTGAATTTTAATGCGTTGCAACAATTCCTCAATGGGAGTTAATTCTTTTTCTATTTGCCGTTGCAAATAACGGCTTAAATATTTAGATGCTATTTCCAACAAGAACGCCGGAGTAGCATCGTTTTTATTTGCGATTTCCTTGTGAACTGCACCCCATGATTTAAGACAATTAACCGTATCCTCATCTGGAAATGCTTTTATACACGCAGTTATAAACCGCTGTGCATCAGCAGGGTCTAATGCGCTTCTTTTAATTTTGCGTAACAAACATTTTAAACGCTTACTACTTAAATCTTGAAAAAACTCGAACGATTTATGCTTTGGCTCTTTGACTGACGGCGGAGGCTGAACGTATTCCTTGGCACTCTCGATCGCCGCCGCTATTACGTCCTTTCTTCTGGCCAGGATAATAGCATCGGGGTCGTTACAGCCTGCATCTTGTGATAATTCGGCGAGCTTTATTTTTCCGGCATAACCCGTGCGTTGCAACATCATGGGAATGTTGGACTTGCGTTCTTTTAACGAAATTAAACCGCTCGCCTCGCGCCCGTGGTCGTCACCATCGTACATTAAAATTATTTCCGGTACGTTCAGCAGATAATCTTTGACCTTGGGGCCAGTCAGCCCCGACGTACCGCCAGCTGATATCACATTTTTATGTCCGGCAGCGACACAAGAGAGCGCATCCATTTCACCCTCGACGATTATTGCGGGCAACGTCTCGTCAATTTTAAACGGCATGGGGAATGTAGTGCCGCCGACAGTGTTGCGCTTTTCACACCTGTGACAAAACCCGCCTTTTTGATACTTTCCGCACTCAAGCATTTTGTCAATTTTTAACAACTCGTCCGCGTCGGTTGCATTTTCTAACGCTTTGCGGTATACCTCGGAGCTTTTACAAGTGTCGCAATACAGCTTTTGATAATAATGCAATTTGTAACCCGTTCCCAGCTTCATTATGATGCCAGAGTGTTCCCACGCCGATTTTTCATTGTCGCGCCCCTTGGTAGGAATGCCGCACTTTCTAAATACGTCGCTTGACAGGTCTTTACGTACAATGTCGAGTCCGGGCCAATACAGGAAATAATCTAAATAAAATGGAATGATATCGTCGGGGTAGTTTGTGATGCTTCCAGCTTCTTGCAAGTGCGTCCCGCCGCCAGTACTGTAATTAGCACGCTCTTCTAAAAAGCGCCTTATTTGATTCTCGCTTGCAGGATTTTTTCGTAGATACTCTTCGAGCGTTTGCATAGCCCTTTCGTCGGGCTTAAATTTTACATTGTCTTTTTTTGCGTAACTCGATAGCGGCGACGATGGTGCTATATAAGTAGAGCTTCCAAAAAAACGCTCAATAAAATTAACCTGCTCGTTAAAATCTTTTATGCCCTCGAAGTGCTCTACCATGTCATAGATGCCGCCGCCTATCCCGCACGCAAAACAACCGCAGTATTGTACGCCGTCTTTTTCGTACATACTAAACGACGGCTTAGAATCTCCGTTCTTGTGTGCGCTTGTATTAGGACAAGCAGTGGGGTTTTTGGAATTGTCAACACCTTTATACTGGAGGTATTCAAAAAGCCTGTTTCTGTATTTATCTGCTCGACGCACTTATAAACGCCCCCCAAGCAACCAGTCAACTAAAATCATTTATAACCCCAAAGCAACCAGCGCATTAACGCACCGTAACAATCAAACCTAGCTATGGACTTTTCAATAAATGTCGAGCTCTCCACTCCCATTTTCCACGCCAACTGCTGGAGGAGGCGCCACTTTGCCGCCGTAACTTTTAGCGTTATCTGGGCTTTCTGCTCCGCCGTTTTTAACGAATTCTCTTTTATCATCTGCTGCCTTTCGCTCATAACCCACAATCTCCCCATTAAACAATTTTTTTATAGCATGCTCTTTTAACGTAACCGGAACTTCGCCAGACGCTATTAGCGCAACCTCGGCGGCACTATACCTAACGCCGTCCGCACAAAATATATCCCCTGTCTTTTTACTTATAGCGATCTCTTGCTCAACGGCTTCAGCGTACATATAAATAAAATTAGGGTTGCGCTCTTTTTCCATTACTGCCCGGCAAGCTCCGCAAGTAAGAGCGCCCATATTTCGTAGGCAGCGTCTGTTTTATATTCGTACTCATAACCAGCTTCGCCACTGCTTACTTTGTCGATGTATTCTTGTATAACTACCTGCACCGAATTGAGGTCAACTTTTTTATGTGGCGGTATTTCCAGTGTTCGTGCCGGAGATTGCGATGCAGATTTTTTCGCCGACGTTGTTTTTGTTTCTTGTGGCGGCAATACGTGGATATTGCCATCGTCCGGCAAGGTATCGTCGTCCATAAGCGGATCGCTAAATTCCGCACTTTCGTTTTTTTCTGGCGAAGTGTTATCTATCGAAACCAGCGAGGGCTCTTTGTTAGATGAATTATACTCACGCATTAATTGCCGAGCGCAAGAGAGCGTGCCGCCACCGTCAATTAATTTTTGCACCATTCGTGCCATGTGTTCTTTTTTTACCCCTGTGATTTCAGATAACGCTTGCGTGGAAATATTAGAAATTTCGGTAATGCGTTTTTTGTCGCCCTGCGCTTCTTTTTCTGCAGCCGAGCGGATTTTATAAGCGGTAAGGTTGCGTGAAATAAAAGTCCCGTTTAACGACAGGCGAGCTGCTATTTCTTTATTGGTTATACCTGACTGCGCGAGCTTATAAATACCAGCCTCTCTGTCTCGCGGGCTTAGATCGTCTCGCTGTAAATTTTCGATTAGCTGGAGTGTCAGCCTTTCGCCGCTAACTATAACAGAGTCAAGCATAGAGACGCTTTCGCCACGCTCCCGCAGCCTTAAACACGCAAGCCGCCGCCTGTGCCCTGCGACAATCTCAAACATTTCAAGACCCGTGTCGTTATTTTTGCCGAGCGATTTAACCAGTGCTGGCTCTAACTGCCCGACAGTTAAAATGCTGTTGGCAAGCTCGTCGATATTGTTGTAATCAGTGCGGACATTTTCGCCGACGATTATCTGATCAAGTGGTATTTGCCGGAACCGTCCGGCGTTTTCTAATTTTGGCATATCACATCTTCTCCTTTATTGAGTTAAATATATCTTTGTAAATTTCAAGCAGCACCCTTTTTAGTTTTGCGTAACACTCGCGGACTTGCTGTTGGCTAACGATTAGTTTTTGCTGCTCTTCGCCAGACGAAGCGCACAAGTCGCTTAATTCTAAAGTCCGCAACGCTTTTACAGCGTCGTCAAAACAACGTTGCGCAGATTCAATTTTTTTATAATCCTCGTCCGATTTTTCGACGAGTTCGCAAAGCATTCTTTTTGTTGCTACTGTCAATTCTGTTATTTTGCTATTCATTGACAAACTCCTTTTTTTTTGGTATTTTTGCACCTAACTCGACAGTGCAGAGCGTTTCCGGCGTAAAGGCAACAACGCCTTTGGTTTTTAATTCGTTCGCCATCGTATACGCTAGATCGAGATCGCCAGTAAACATTACGGGAAATTTATTTTTTATCGCACACAAAATTTCCTTTTTTTGTGCGCCGGACAGTTTTTTAAGCAGTGTCCTAGATATAAAGTTTTCTATTTTCAACATTTAATACCTCCGCCAATAACGTATTTAACATAGTCCTCTAGGCGCTTGCGAACCGAAGCTGCCAATGGGTAATGCACGTCATTAGTTAGTTTTTTTAGCGACGCAATATATGGCACAGGGTCTGGGATTAAAAACTCGCCGAATTCGCTGCGGTACATTTCAACGATGCCCGGCAAGTTAGTTTTTGAGCTAAAGGCATTCATGCAGACAAATGTTTCTGCGTCTAATCCGTATTGTTGCAATTCCGAAAAGTACAACTTGGTTGCCTCAAAGTCTATGCGAGAGCAGGTGCCTGGAATTACAAGCGCATTTGCCGCAAACACCGCGTTGCGCGTGTGCGAGCCAACATAACCTGGCGGGTCAATTATTATATAATCGTACCGCTCCATTAACCCCGATCGCTTTAAATTTATTTTTAATTGTACATCGGAAATATTATTTAACAAAACATTTTTAATATTCCCGGGTATTAGGTCGATGTTTTCAGAGCATTTATAAACGCCTTGAAAATTTTCGACCGCCGCCGATAGAAATTCCATCGACGTGTAATCCTTTAATAATTGACCATAACACTGCGATAGGGCGCAGTTGGAATCTAAGTCAATGCCAAGGACTTTTTTTCCGTTTCTTGCCAGTGTTTCCATAGCCAGCACGTTAAGCGTTGTTTTTCCCGTCCCGCCTTTCCAAGAGGACGTTGTAATAATCATACACATAATGTCTCCTTGTGAAGTTTTTATTTTTTGTTTGCCGCGCCGCTTCACTCTGCGCGGTCTTAGAAATTAATTTAAACCCTCCTTTGCAAATAGTTTCCCGAATCGTTGTTTTGCAACCTCATGCTTGCCTTGAACGCTTTGCAAAATACACGCCGTCACATAAGTTTTTTCTTGACAATATTTCGCTTGAGCATCTATCAAGCGAAATGTATGCCGCCAGTATTCTAATAATTGCCTTGGGGCTTTTATCGCTTCGAATTGCCCGGGTAAAATTTCATACTCTCCAAACTTTCCATAAATATATAAACCGCCGCCTTCTGTAACCTCAGCGTCGTATTCGCCGGGCTTTAAATAATTATTTTTTTTAGAGTCACGACGGATCGGTATTAGCGTCCGTATGCGTATCTTTAACATCCGCAAGCTCCTCCTTCATTTTGCTTAAATGCGCCTTGGCATTTTTTAGCGTTTTGGTCATTTTGTCGATGCAGTCAATAATTTCTAAATAACACGGCGGTTTGGCGGTCAACTCATTTTGTAGATTATTAAAATCGCCCATAAGCTCTAATAAGACCTCTATGAGTTCGTGCCTTTCGTCAATCATTAATCCGCACCCCTTTCCGCGTAATTATCGGGCAGCTTAACGTCGTATTTATCCGCGTAATCTCTTAGCTCCCTGTCTGTTATCGCAAGCCAAGGAATAACATCGTCTCTGTGCCAACAGCGACGGCCGCCGACCATCTGGTAATTACGTCCGCAGCATGGGCGTAAAAAAGAGCGCTGGCGGTACGTTGTTAATAATGGGCCGCCCTTAATAGCAGCCGCCTGTTCCAACGTCACCCACTCCGGCAACCCCTCAAACCGCGATTTCTCTTCAGCACCTTGCCGCTGCTTTAGGATTTCCAATGTCATATGCTCAACCGCAATTTTTATCCCTTGTAATTCCAGGGATTCGCTGCTATTCATTACCTACCTCCAAACCGCTGCTTGCCAGCGTTTGCTTTACCCATTCGCACTCAACCAGTGCCGTACCGCGAATAAACACAGGCGCTCCTTTACTATCTTTTAGGCGTTTTAACATCCACACGCTCGATACCCCTGTTTGGAAACTTGCGTCACAAATACTCCGATATCGAATGCCTCCCAAATAAACAGGGCAGGGACTGCCGGCCGTGTGGCGAGGCGCAATGGTGCAGGTATTCAAGATGTTTTCTCCGCATAAAACTCGCCGCTCTTGGCAGATTCCCAAAACGCCGTCCAGTCCAGTGTTGGCAAGCCGAGGTGCTCCTTGCACCAGTATTCGGCGGCAAGCTCCAGCGCGGCGAGGTTATACGCATAGCAATACAGCACGTTGTTATCTTTTTTTTTGCAGCACTCCGCCGCGAGTTGCTTAAAATAATCGTCATGACAGTCCTCTCTAAAATTAGGATACCAAGGCGGCTGTAGTTGCCCGGTAACCCAAAACGATGAGGTAATGGCACTGCTAATTCTGTCCTTGAGTTTGCCTGTGCTTACGTGCAGGGCGTTAGCGAAGCCGAGTTTTTCCTGCGCCGACGGGCTAAAGAACCGATATGTTTCACCGCTGGCAAGACAGTCCGTGCCCCTAACGGCAAAAGCGCTCCGGCGGCGGGTTTTGACATACTCGTAAACGTAGTCCGCGTTATAGCCAGAGTTGATCATCGTGATTTGTATCCGGTACACCTTGCCATCCGTGCCGACGTACCGCTTGTTATTGAGGATCGTATCGAGCTGATCCCACACGCCGTTAAAGTCGGCGGTGTTGCCTTCAATTTCGATAAACTCAAGCGTCCACGTTATGCCGCCCGCGCTGTAACCTTTAACATCTACGCACAGGCGGTTTTTTTTCACACCAACGGATGCCACGAGTATGAGGATCGGCGAGCCGGAATCCTGCACGGCGAGATCATTCGGTACGCCGCGGGCAATAAGCCCGGACTTTTCGTTACCGACAATAAAGCCTGTGCGTTTGAACTGGAGCGCCCGCTCGTACGAGTACATAGTCTTATTCCCCCATAATCTCTTTAACTTTTAAAAGAAAGCGCTGGAGTTCCTGCGTTGTGTGCTCGTGCGCTTCGCTAATTTGTTTTTCAGCCATTTTTTGCCTCCATTTATCCCCCTCCTCAAGCCGCAGGCTTTCCGCCAGAGCTTTTTTCATGCTGTTGCGCATATACTTCCGGCATATTGTTTTTGATCGCCTCCTCGATAAGAAACTCGATTTCGCCGCTTATTGACCGTTTGTGTTTCTGCGCTAAATCACGAACAGCTGCATCCATCCAAATAGGTAAACTGATTGAACTTGGTTTTTTCTGTGTTTTCATCATTGATATCGTGTCTCAAAACACGCCACATTGTCAATGGGTTTTACCGAAATTTATTGAAAAAAAATTAAAAATGTCCGACAATGGGGTATGGCAAAAGAAAAGAATATTAGGTATCCAGAATGGATACAGAAGGCAGTAGCAAGGTTTGCAGATATAAATAAAATTCCAAGCGTTTCAAAGGCTTTTATCTTTTTATTGGAATGCGAGCTAAACCGTCGTGGATACTTTAGGGAGACATATGAGCCAAATATTATAGACCATGCAATGCATAACGACATGAGAAACTACCACGAATCCCCTTCCGAGCGAGAAAAAAAGCTAGCTTTTGAATTAGGAAAAAAAGAACGAGAGAACGAAAGGCTAATGAACAAAATTAAAGAAGCGGGGATTCCCGAAGAGCCTCATTCAGTAATAGCTGGAATGGGTCGTTATGAAAACACCAAAAAAACCGGATGA